AGCGCGGCATTCACGAACGCTCCCGCGCCGTAGAACAAGAACCCGGCGGCGAACCCGAAGGCGATCAGCGCGGCGAACAGATTTGGACGGCGAGCCGTCGGCGCCGCGGCGGCGCCGTCGAGTCTCAGTGGACCGCCGGCGGCAGGGGCATAGGCTCGAAAATAGACCAAGGCGAACAGGGCTAACGTCAGCACCGCGGCCATGACCAACATGGCGTTGATGTTCAGCGTATGGAACCTGCTGAACCCCAGGATCGACATCGCCACGGCTGGCGCAAACGCGCCGATCAAGGGCGGCCGCACCCCGGTCCGGTCCGCCCAGACCAGCAAGCCTCCCGAGAGGCGGGTGAGGAGCGTCGCCGCGGCGACTGCGCCAACAACCACCGCCAGCGTGACAAGGTAGGCCGGCGGCCAAATGAACAGAGCAACGCCGATCACGACGCAGGCGATGTTGAAAACCAACGCCACCTTCTTGGCCTGGCTCAGTCTCGCCTCCCGTTGCGGCGCGTCAGCTCCAAATCGGGGGTCCGCCAGAAACTCGGCCTTTGCGGCTGCAAAGGCTTCGGCGGCCAGGTCGCGCAGGCCCGTCAACCAGCGATCGGCGACTGGGTCTTCGCGTACCGATTGCGGAATTCGAACCGAGCCCTGGCCCGGTTGTTCGATTTTCGGGGAGATCACAAGCCAGCTTCCCGAACGGTCGCTCACGGTCCTGTAGCCCAACATGTCCGCGCGGCTGAAGGTTCGCCAACCCATCAAACCCCGTTTCTCCAACCGGTCGGGATAGAGCACCAGCCAAGGCGACCGGAGCTGCCAGAGCCGATATCCGCAGGCCGCCAACGCCGCGAGGGCAACGACGGCGATGACAGGATTTGCGCCCCGCGCGTCCGGCCGGAAAATCTCCAGTCCAAGCATCACAAGGGCGAAAACGCCGATCAGGCCGCAGACAAAAATCTGATTGGCCAACCCCCAGCCACGATGGCTGACGGCGTACGGCAATTGGGACGCGTTCGACGCCAGGGCCGGAAAACCGCCGTCACCACTGGTTTGCGCCACGAAGCCCCCTCAACACCGCGACCGGTACGCACGCAGCATTGCCGCAATAGGCGGCGGGTTCAATCGTCGATCGGCGCCGCCTCAGGGTATGAGCATCTGGATAGGCACGACGATCAGCGCCTGGCCGTCCAGGTCGCCTGAGTCCTTGAACACCTTGCCGCTGATGAAGGCGTGGTGGACCAGGCCGCCGAGGGTCTGGGCTTGGTCGGGGTCGCCCGTGGGGAACAGGGCCTCGATGGCGTCGAGGATCTGGTTGGTTTCGCTGGCCGGCGCGGCGTCGGGCTCCTTACCGGCGTCGTGGTAGATCAGCCAGCTGGCGGCGAAGACGCGTTTGGGCGGCAGGCCGGTGACCTGGGTGATGGTCTCGTCGTGTTCGGCCTGGCAGAGGGCGGGCTGGCCGGGCAGGTCGGACCAGAGCTTCACCCGGCGCGCACGGTGCAGGAAGCTGCGCGGCGGGGCGCCCCAGGCTAGGCCGTCGGTGAGGGCGAACAGGGCTTCGAAGATGGCTTCGCGGGAGGTCATGGATTGCTCCCTTGCAGGGCGTCGAGAGTGGCGGCGGTGAACTCGGCGAGGATCTGGTCGCCCATGTCCGCCAGGGCCGAGCGCAGGTAGGACCGGGCCGGGATCTGCGAGCCGGGGTGGTGGACGATCTTGGCGAACACCGGGGCGCCACCGGCCAGAAAGGCCAGGGCCTTGGCCTTGTCGGGGACGATGTCGTGCGGGGCGGTGCGGCCGCCGTATTCCTGGATCGCGGCGTATTTGATGTCGCCGGCGGAGAAGACGCGGGCGATGACCTGGCCCGCCTGGTCGTCGACTTCGGCGGCGATGGAGGCGCGTAGGGCGCCGGAGCGGGCGTTAAGGACCTGGCCGGAGAGTTTGTCGTCGGTGACGTGTTTGCGCAGGCGTTCGGCGAGGTCGGCGGCTTTTGTGCGCAGGGCGGATTGGATGGCGGCGGGGGCGTTTTGCAGACGCTCGGAAAGGGCGTCGGCGCCGGCGAGTTGGACGGTGAGCATGGCGACTCCAATCCCTTCTCCCACTTGGGGGAGAAGACCATCCTCGCGAAGCGAGACGGATGAGGGGTCGTGCGGACCTCTCCGAATGGTCTGATTCCAGGAAACCCGATGGGCCGGCGCGACCCCTCATCCGGCCCTTCGGGCCACCTTCTCCCCCAAGAGGGAGAAGGACTCAGCACAAGCGCCGGCCGCTTCTTTGACTACACCGGCGCCAGCGCCTTGTATGGCGCGAGTATCGTCTTGATCGTGGCGTTCACGTCGGCGGGGGAAAACGCGGTCGTCTCCTGGCCGCCGAGGGTCTTGCTGGTCTGGCCTATGTGGTCTCGGCGGCGGAAGGCTTCGCCGGCGAGTTCTATGGTGGCCTGCTCCACCGCCGGCGGGGCCGTGGCGTAGCCGGCGGTGTAGCTGACGACGACGCGGGAGCGGTAGGGGAAGATATCGCCCACCAGCGACAGGCGGGCGCCGTCGAACAGGTAGCCGGGCGAGCCGGTCGCCGGATTGGCCTCGGTGGTCACCGTGCGGCCGGCGAAGGACACCGACTGCACGGAGACGATCGGGGCCTGGCGAAGCATCATCCAACCGGCGCCCGTGCCGTCGTAGACCTCGGTGTAGACAGCGGTCAGAATTTCCCGCCCGAGGTAGTCGACCACCAGCCCTGAGGCCGAGGTGATCAGCCGGGCCAGCAATGGGTCGCTGGGCCCGGCGTCGCAGGGGACGCCCAGCCAGGCTTTGAGATTGGCCAGGCTGGTGAGGTCGGAGGGGTTCATGACCGCCCTGCCCTAGCCGGCGGCGATGTTGGTGATCGCGGCCATGGCGAAGGGGGCGTAGACCACCAGCGTCTCTTCGGCATAGACGCCGACCATCTGCGCCCGGGTCGTGACCGGCCAGTCGACCTGGTAGTAGTCGCGGCGCACCTTGACCTCGGCGACGTTGGGCACCTCGTTGGACTGGTACTGCAGCGGCAGGTCCGAGGCGTAGGCCAGCACCGTGCCGGGGGGCACGAAGGGGTGGATCTTGATCGGGATCTTCATCCCGCCGTTCAGGAAGGGGTTGAAGTAGAAGTCGATGGCCGCGCCGGCGGTCATCCGCACCTCGCCCTCGGACGGGTTCTGGAAATACTGCAGCAACGGGCCGGAGCCGGAGGACAACACCTTGGCGGCGATGTCCTTCAGCTGCTGGCTGTTGACCCACAGCACCGTGGGCGAGACCTGATAGGCGTCCCACAGGCCCTGCAGCATGTCGTCGATCTCCTCCACCGAGCCGTGGCCGGAGGAGGTGAGCGTCGTGCCGACGCCGGCGACGCCGCCGGCCAGGGTGTTGACGTAGGCCCCGCCGGCGCCGGCCTTGAGCGCGGTGGTGAGCAGGCCGTCGAAGCCGGTGGCGTTGGTGGAGCAGTCGGCGGTGATGGTCGTGGCCGCCTGGCGGCTGGAGGCCAGGGGCGCGGAGATCGTCACGCTGTTGATGCCGGTGATGGCCTGCAGCGTTTCCGAGCCGGCGACGCCGACAAACCAGGCGTAGGCGACCGCGCCCTGGACCGGGGCGACCGTGGCGGCCAGGGTCTGGCCGAGGGTCAGGACTTGAGTGGCGTTGGCGGACTTGTTGGACGAGCCGCCGTTGACGGTGAAGGTCTTGCCATCGGCGCCGGTGACGGACTTGGAGGTGGCGACCCCATTGGCGAGGCTGGAGTTACGGTACCCCTCCAGAGTCAGGGCGACAACGATCACCGAATAGGTGGCGGACGGCAGGGTGGCGCCGGTTCCGGTGGCGGCCGGGACCGGGGTTGCGGGCGAGCCGAGCTGGAGCGAGGCGTTGCCGGCGAGGACCGCCATCTCCTCCTTGAGCATCATCTTCTGCAGCAGGCGGGTGGTCATGGTGGCCTGCACGTCCTCGAAGGTGCGGCCGGCGCTGATGGCTTCCCAGGTGGCCTGGTCCTCCTCGCCGAGGGTGGCGTAGGCGGCGGAGCGGGACTGGGTGACATAGCTCATCTGGCCGGCGCGCTGGC